AATTGTCTTTTTTCATAAGCCAATTCTTCTGTCTTTCTTCGGTAGTCCGCATCTCTTGAGTAACCATTTCTTAATTCGTCTAGGGTAACATCTAACTCTTGACCTGCCACTTTAACTTTGTAGGTTGAATTCTGTTCCTGTTGAATCTCATTTGTTTGTTCTTGAGATACTTCTTCTTCATCAGCAGCTTCCTTTTCAGGTTTGGCTTCTGACGTTTGTTCTTGAGCTTCAGGTTGATCTGTTTCAGATTCCTTACTAGGTTGCTCTTGAACTTTGTCTTCTTGTTTTGTGTCTTGTGTTTGTTGTTGTGTATCTTCTTTCGAAGCTACATCACTAGGTTCTGTTTCACTTTGTGGGTTTAACAGACCAGTAATGGATTCTGCCGCTTTGACAGTATCAGTTTTTGCTTCCTTTAACGGATTAGCGAAATTGTCTGACATTTTTCCTCCATATTATTGTTATGCTCCCTTATGGGTTGGCATATTTTAATCGTTAGGATTAAAATTTCTTTTGTTGTTCTTGGGATCGTAAATCTTCTAATTGTTTTTTAGCTAATTTCCCAGTCTCAACTAATTCTGTAAAATGTTGTTCGACTTTGCCTATAATATTATAAGCTAACCACAATTTTTCTCTTGTGGTTTCTTCTCCAGCTCCAGTTTTAAATAAACTGTCTGAATATAATTTTTTTAATTTATTTATGGAGTCTATAAATAATGGACTCTCTAAAATTGCCTTTGCTTGATCTGATTTACTTATTTCCTGGTGAAGTTTGTTTTTGTCCTGCATCAATGCTCTCTATATCCTGTTGTAATTGATTAGTAGATTGTTGTGCAGCTTCAAAACTTTTATATTCATTAGAAAGTAAAAGTTTGTTTAGATCAGCGTCTGCTTTTATTTTAGCAGCATCAAGTTGTGTGTTGTATTTTAATTCTAATTCTTTAATTTTAGTTTCAAACTCAAGTATCATTTTTGCATTTTTACTTTGCATTTCTTTGAGCTGTAACTCTAGATCCGCTTGTTTACGCTTATTCTCTGAATCAATACGACTAAATTCAATTTTTTCAATAGGCGTAATTGGGGGAGGCGGTGGGGGTGTTACTAACTGCATCCCCACCTCTGGATTCGTAAAGTAATTTTCCACATTTTTTAGCCCTGCGTTTTCTATAATTTTTGCCAAGCTATTATAAATATTTTTTAAGCTTACCATTGGGTATTCTCTACCACCTTGTAATTGCCAAGCTTGAATTTGTTTTTCTAAAATATTATTTAAAATAATTAATTGTTGCTCTTTGCTGCCAGACCCTAAACCAACTGTTATAGAAATATTATATCTATTTCTCCATTCTGTAGGTTTAACTGGAACAAATTTATTATTTAATTCAACAATTCTTTCTTTGTCTTGATATTTGCAAGTTAATTCAAAAACTCTTTTAAATAGTTGTTTAACGCCTGTCTCACTAAAGATTCTAGCAATTAACTCCATACGCATTTGCGTTTGCGTCATTAAAGTATTAATTCCAGTCGCTGTTTTGTTTAAACTATCAGCGTCTAATCCTTGAGAATATCTTGTTACACCAGTTCTAGCTTCTCTAACCGTATCTAAATACTCAAGCAATGGAAATGCTTGTTGAGATATGGTTTGAGATTGCATTGGGAACATAACCTGTTGTGGTGGTTGTTTAGTTCTTACAATACCGCCTGGTCTTGACGTTAATAAATCATCAAGATTAACCATGCCATCCATAACAGCTACTCTGTTATTATTTGTTAGATACATATTGTCTAACAATTGTCTCATTACAGTTGATTTAACTAATTGTACGTCTTCAACCAATTCTGAAACAGACCGACCAAAAAATCGGTGTGGCATTGGGATAGGTGTTAAACTACAGAAAGGAATAAAATCACAAGGATAATTTTCTAAAATTTGATAGCTGCTATCTCCAGCAACACAAATTTTTCGAAGTTCAGCTACTCCATCGCCATCATAATCAATATTGACATAGCATTCGTAAACTTCAATTTTTTCTGTAGATTTATCAGGTGCGTTTTGTCTTGGTGCATCTGTTAAACCATTAAATCTAGCTAATTGCTCTGTGTTATAAACTTCAATTTTACTTGCTGGTAAAGATTCAACTAAATCTTTGTCATAACCCATTTCTATTAGCTCTGATCTTGTTTTATAAACTTTATGAGCTACAAAATTTGAGTCTTCAATACTTTTAGCTGTTGATTTGATTAAAAATTCCTCTGGGGGAATATTTTCAATCTTTACTTTTCCAAATTCTGAAAACCTTTTAATAACTGCGTTACATAACTTTGGTACATCCGCTTTAAACGTCTCACCATTCGCTTCAGCCAAAATTTTAAGTTCGTCAATTTTCTTTTTAGCATTTTCATCTATAAACTCCTCTTTTTCGACAAGTTCCACATTGTCGTCTTGCATTAATAGATAGTATTCGTCTTGACTTAAATTTTTATATGTTTCTTGCTCTACTTTGGATGACTCATCCCAGTAAACTTTCACAATTCCATTTTTTTCTAACAAAGCGTCTTTAAACCAAGTATATAATATTTGAAAACCTGGATTGTCTTTGTAAAAAATGTAATTAAGATAGTTTGTAGCTTGATCGGCTACCCCTACATCTTCAGCTTTGACTGGCTCACATTTTACAACTTGATCGGATGCTGTAAAAATTCTTAAAAGGTTAGGTAAGATAGTTTCTACAGTGTCAGCGACATCGGTTGAGACCACTTGTGATCTACCATCGATTTCTGTACCTAATTTATCTCCTAAATAATATTCAATCGATTTTTTTCTTTGTCTTGATAAATCGCCACCTAAAAAATCTTGTGATATTGATATTTCAGAAGCTATAATTGATTGTAATTCTAAATCTGTTAATTTTGCCATATTAAACTATATAATTTGTATTGACTGGTATTTTTTTTTTCCAATTTGATGTTTCTGCACCTTGACCAATAATGCCTGTTCTAAAAGCATCAGCACAGTGGGATGCGAAATTGTGCTGGGGTCTATTTTTAAAGCACTGGTTTTTTTCATCCCATTTCTTTTGATATGCTTTTAAATATTCAATACCTTTGCTACAGTTATTTTTATCAAACCAACAGTTGTGTAATGCTTTTCTTACTGCCTCAATTCCATCCTCTATGGACATCTTTGGGGCGACTTCGAAATTGATGCCTAATTCAGCAGCACTTTCTAATCTTGTTTTTCCATAATTACCAAGCTCCCTTACCTTAATGTCATGGGGGGCAATGTATCTGGAATATTCATAACCTTTATTTTTCAAAATTTTGGCGTAATGGTCTAAACCCTCACCGCTATTTTCATAATAATCGATTAATCTTATTTCACCTTTATACTTTTGAACAAACCACATTGCTGTACTGTCGTTTATTCCTAAATCAAACCAAACTTCAGTATCAAGGTTATCGTCATAAGGAACTTCGCAAATTTTATCTTCTTTTTCTAACTGCTCAATAATAGCTCCAAAATATGAACCTGTTATTGCAGCTTGAAAAGAACATTCAAACTCCTGATCGTATAAATCAGGCGACATCACTTGTTGTGCCGCTTTTAATTCCTCATCATCTAAAATTTTTGTTTCACTAGCTTTAAAAACGCAAGTGTACCAGCTTTTGTTTTGTTTAGCTTGTTTATGTAAATCGTAAAACTGATTTCTACCTTTTGGCGTACCTATAAAAATACACCACCCTTTGCGGTCTGCTAAACTGGGTCTTATAACCTCTGGAAATAAAGTTGGTTTAATATTTTGCGTTTCGTCTAAAACACAACCGTCTAAAAAGATACCTCTCATAGCCTGGTCGTTTTCAGCTCCCATAATGGTTATTCTACCACCAGTAGGAAAATCGCATCTTAATTCAGACTCATTAAATTTTGTGCCAGGTATTTTACCAGCATACGTTTTTAAATAATCCCATGCGGTTGCTTTACCTTGCAAACGATAGGGTGATATAAAAACGTATCTAGGGCTTGGCAAGGGATTTGTAAGGCATTTTTTAATCATGTGATTAATACACATAACTGTTTTACCTGCCCTACGATGAAGCACTAAAACATTAAATCGGTGCTTATCAATTTCCTTGTGTAAAAAATCTTGTAATTCTCTTGGCTTGTATGGGATTATAATATTTGTCATTTAAACTAAAACCCCATTAATCCTATTTTTTGCTATACCAAAATATTTTATATTTTTTTCAATTCCAATAAAATTTCTGTTTAAGTTTTTACAAGCAACCCCTGTACTACCTGATCCCATTGTAAAATCTAAAACAGTATCGTTTTCGTTTGTATAAGTTTTTATTAAGTATTCTAATAAAGCTACTGGCTTTTCTGATGTATGTTTTCTTTTACTTGTGTGAATAGCTTTAAAATTCAATATTGATTTAGGGTGTTTTAAATTACCTAAATTTTCTGAATTATCTTTATAAATGTGTTTTCCATAAGCCTTATTAGTCATTGGCTTATCTTTATTTCCAACACTATGATTTTTATTACCTATTATTTTTTGAGGATTATAGGTTGGTTGTTTATTATAAAATATAACAATATCTTCATGCACTCTTAAAGGCATACGATTAGCATTTAAATAGCCACTTGTTAAATATTTATTCCAAATTAAGTTATATTTGTGTTCTTTTATATTTGAATGAATTAAATTAACTGTAAATTTATCTTGTGCAAATAAAGCTATACAACCATTATCTTTAATAATTCTTTTTAATTCTTTCCACATTGACTCAAATGGAATTACACTATCCCACTTGCATTGTGTTGTTCCGTAAGGTGGATCGGTCAAGACTATATCCACACTTTTATCTGAAATTTTTGGTAATACATCTAGGCAGTCGCCCAAGATTAACTCTTGGTTAGGCAAACAAAACCCCCCTTAATGGATTGTTCTATTCTGTGGAATATCTATTTTTTGTATGTCAAGCTTTTCGACTATCTCATCGCCAAAATTCCAAGCTTCATAAACGTTCTTAAAACCGCCAAAATGTACTATCACAGAATTACTGTTTTCCATGACATAGACGATAGCTGTGTGAAAATTTTTATCCATTATTTAAAACCCCTTTTAGCACTTGCAAAGACTTTTCGACTTATTGTCGATTTTTTCTTGGATCTGCTTATGCCCTTTTTTTTACGTTTATTGACATAATACCAAAGACCTTTTT